ACCCACATCTTTTTTTACACATTCGGAAACTATTCTTATTTGAATGTGTTTCTGTTTATATTTTGTTTATATTCTACGTCAAAACCCTATGCCTGTACTACACTGACAGATAGGGGGATATTTAAACTCGCACCCCCCCCCATAGGCATCGCGCCGGTCTTTAAAAATTCTCCAGAGGAAATTTTAGAAAGATATTTTCACTTCTTAAAAGAGGTGCTCGGACTATTCTCTGTATATTACGAGGTTTTTTTCATCCTTTCTCCTTTTTGTACTGATAGAATACCCGGGCATTTCTTCTAATAAGTGAAGATAAACTACATATTTACTACCACAGAACTCAAAGAAAGGAGACAACAACTCATGGGAAGAGCTAAGAAAGTCGTCCCGTCCGAAGATGTAAAGAGACCTAGACCGGCATTTACACCTGAAGCCAGAGAAAACCAGCTCATTTCCTTGGCTGTCGACCTTGCCGAACGACAATTATTGGACGGAACGGCGTCTGCACAAGTGATAACTCACTATTTAAAGCTTGGTACCGCTAATGCCAGACTTGAAAAAGAAAAACTTGAACGAGAGAACAAGCTTCTTGAGGCAAAAACCAAAGCAATCGAATCTTCTGAGAAGATAGAAGCCCTGTATTCAGAAGCTATACGAGCTATAAAAGACTACGGTGGTCATAAGTATGATAGAGAAGATTAGAACATATTCGGAGCTTTCTAAAATCGATAATTTTGTCGATCGATTCAACTATTTGTCACTAAAAGGAACCGTTGCCGAAGAGACTTTTGGCTTTGATAGATACTTGAATCAAAAATTCTATCGATCAACTGAATGGAGAAGACTTCGCAACCAGATAATTGTACGTGACAACGGATGCGATCTCGGAATGGCTGGACACGACATATTTGATCGTATAATAATCCACCATATGAACCCACTAAGACTTAACGACATCATTAATTCGACAGACTATCTTCTTAATCCTGAATATTTGATCTGTGTTTCGCGTTTAACTCATAACGCTATTCACTATGGGGATGAGTCTCTCTTGGCATCAACCGATATTATTGAAAGAAAACCAAATGATCAATCACCATGGAGGAAATGACATGACCTATTATAGTACACCACCTACTTCTGATGAACTCTACCACTATGGTATTAAAGGTATGAAGTGGGGAGTTCGTAGATATGAGAATTCTGACGGTACACTTACACCGGCCGGTAAGAAACGATACTCTGATAACCAAACTGATGGAAACAGAATAAAACGAGACAGTAATGGTATACGATACGGTGAAGCGAGAACAAGAAAAGACATCGATAGCCTTGCTGGTAACATAGCTTTTGAAGGTTTACATATTGCTAACGATTCTGATAGAAAAACATTTACTAATTTTGTTAGAAGCAGAGGAGTTGATACTAAAAACATCAGTTTCGTAACAATAAACGGAAGGGATATGAACAAATCATATAAGCTTACTGGTCAAAATGCGTACAGACCAGATTTCCATATTACAGTATTGACCGGAATTCCGGCAAATCAGGCACGATCTATACATCCAAGAGCAAGATGGATCGACGATATCGTAGCTAATAACCTCGATAGAGAAAAGCACAGATAAACAAAGGAGGACTCAATACCGATGGATGATAGTATTCTTAATTCAGTAAAGCGAGATCTCGTCGGTATTACGCCCGACGATACAGCATTTGATGCAACACTGATCAATTTAATCAACTCGGTTTTTACCATACTTTGGGAAATGGGAGTCGGACCAAAAGATGGATTCCGGATAATTGATGATGATACACATTGGACGGACTATATTCCGGAGTCTCCGGTTCTAAATCTTGTAAGATCCTATGTACCTAGAAAAGTCAAAATGATTTTTGACACTCCCATTAACGGATCTACAAAAGAAGCACTTGCCGAACAGATAAGAGAAGACGAATGGCGTTTGAGTGTAGCAGTAGATCCGAGTACAACTTTTGATGAGGAGGAAGAAACATGACCTATTATAGTACACCACCTACTTCAGATGAACTCTACCACTATGGTATCAAAGGTATGAAGTGGGGAATAAGAAAAGGACCCAAAAAATACTATAATGCGGATAGATCATTGTCTCGTTTGGGAAAATTAAGAGATGATTATAGACAAGGCAAAACAACAAAAGAACAATATAAAGCCGGAAAGAGAAAGTTTAACTACGACGTTAAAACTAAATCTCGTGAATTAAAAGTATCCAATCCAAATGATAAATTGGTTCGTTACATTCCTGGAGTAAGAGTTGGAGCTGCAAGATACATGCTCAATAATAATTTAGATTTTAACGAGGCTCGAAGACGAAGCAGAAATGATATAATTCGTGCTTTAGCCACTAGCGCGGCAATAAGAGTAGCTAGTGAAGCGTCTAAACGTATTATAGATAAAAAACTCCCAAACAAGCCTATTAATTTTAGGAAGAAACATAGATAAAGGAGAAAGCCATGACTAATGAACTTCGACATCACGGCATTAAAGGTCAGAAATGGGGCGTTCGCAATGGTCCTCCATATCCACTTAAAGAAAGCAAGAAGAGTGGCAGAGAAAAAAAACTTCACATAGCCATGGGTCGTTCTATTGGCGGAATGAGTAATTATGCCAAAGACAATTTAAAAACTGTCGCTGCAACTGTTCTCGCCGGAGCCGCTTTATACGGAGCGATGTATTTGGGTTATCGTCATAAAGTTTCGTTAGAAAGAGCAGCACATCTTGCCATAACAAGTCCAATTAGTCAGATAAAGTATCCACGTACAGAAAAACTTGATATGGCGGCAGTAAATCTTAAAGGTTGGATTACTGGAGAACCGCAATATCGAATGAACTGTTCGATGTGCTCTACCGCTTACGAACTTAGACGAAGAGGATACGATGTAAAAGCCCAAACATCAAGAGCTGGGCGTAGTGAAAGAGACATTGCTTCATGGTGGAAAGACACTACAAAAAAGGACTTTATAAAGACACGTAAGATTTCAGATTTAAAGACAAAATTATCAGAGCAACCAGACGGATCTAGAGGTAATATTATTACTGGAGTCGGACCATATGATTCCAAACATTCGATGGTGTGGGAAAAAGTGGCCGGAAAAATAACGATACGAGATTGCCAATCTGATACAACCTATGATGATATAGACTCATCAATAATTCGTCAAAAATCACGACATGGCTATCAGATTTTAAGAACTGATAACCGAGAGATAAACTGGGAAACAGTAAGAGATGCGGTAATGCCGCTACATGAGAAAGGATGAAATCAAAATGACAGAGAAAGAAGCTAAAAAAGTTGCCGAGGCATCGGTTGGTGTAAACTATAAGTTAAAATCAATCGGATCAAAAGGAAACACCTTTGTGTTCCATGCCAATGATGACGGTGTAATACCTAGTGACGTTATTATAGCCGTTAACAAAGATTCTGGAAAAACCGGTATTTCCATGTATGACATTAATGATGCCGTAAAGGTCGCTAACCGATAATTAATGTCTCTGTCGAATACTGCCGTACCTAAATACTACGGTAAATTCAGGGATGCTGTAATCCGTGGCGAAATACCGGTCAATCGCGAAATCGCTATGGAGATGAATCGCATCGACGATCTTATAGCTAATCCAGGTGTTTGGTATGACGAAGAAGCTATGGATGGTTATGTAGCTTTTTGCGAGAACGAGCTAACATTAACTGATGGTTCAGACTTATATTTGCTTGACAGTTTTAAACTATGGGCGGAGCAAATTTTCTGTTGGTTCTATTTCGAGGAACGAACTATATTCGAACCGAATCCTGACGGCCATGGTGGTCGTTATGTTACTCGTCATATTAAGAAAAGACTAGTCAACAAACAATTTCTAATAGTAGCGCGAGGCGCTGCAAAATCGATGTATGGATCTACAATACAGAACTTCTTTCTTAATGTAGACACATCGACAACACATCAGATAACAACGGCCCCCACAATGAAGCAGGCTGAAGAAATTCTATCCCCCATTAGAACCTCCATAGCTCGCTCAAGGGGGCCGCTTTTTAAATTTCTGACAGAGGGATCGATACATAACACGTCCGGTTCAAATGCAACTCGTCAGAAATTAGCATCCACCAAAAAAGGTATAGAAAACTTTCTTACTGGATCGCTATTGGAGATAAGACCGATGTCCATAGCAAAACTCCAAGGACTCCAGGTGAAAGTGGCAACCGTCGACGAATGGCTCTCCTGTGACATCAAAGAGGACGTTATAGGCGCCATAGAACAGGGTGCATCAAAGGTCGAGGACTATTTGATAGTTGCTATAAGTTCTGAAGGTACTGTTCGAAACGGGGCTGGCGACACAATCAAAATGGAATTGTCTAATATTCTAAAAGGCGATTACATTAATCCGCACGTATCTATATGGTGGTACAAATTGGATTCGATCGATGAGGTCGGAAATCCGGAGATGTGGCCTAAAGCCAACCCCAATATTGGAAAGAGCCCATCTGTTACCTACGAGACATATCAGATGGAAGTTGAGAGAGCGGAGAAAGCCCCAGCAGCCAGAAACGATATTCTCGCTAAAAGATTCGGAATCCCGATGGAAGGGTACACGTATTATTTTACGTATGAAGAAACCCTGCCACATCGAAAACGGGATTATTGGCAGATGCCATGTGCTCTGGGTGCCGATTTGTCCCAGGGAGACGACTTCTGTGCGTTCACATTTTTGTTTCCATTACAAAACGGCGCTTTTGGAGTAAAAACCAGAAACTATATATCTTCGAGAACCTTTGATAGACTACCAAGTGCCATGAGAATGAAGTATGAATCATTCATGGAAGAAGGGAGCCTTATTGTTTTAGAAGGAACTGTTCTTGATATGATCCAGATCTATGAGGACTTAGATAATCATATTACGGAACGAGGGTATGACGTAAGATGCTTTGGTTATGATCCGTACAATGCAAGAGATTTTGTAGAACGATGGGTGTCTGAAAACGGTCCATTTGGGGTGGAAAAAGTTATTCAGGGTGTGAAGACTGAATCAGTACCGTTGGGAGAACTTAAAGATTTGGCCGAAGATAGAAAGCTTATCTTTGACGAAAACCTTATAACGTTCACGATGGGAAACTGTATAACGCTGGAAGACACTAACGGAAACAGAAAACTTTTGAAGAAACGCTATGATCAGAAGATTGATGCCGTGGCAGCTATGATGGATGCTTATATCGCATACAAACTAAATAGGGAGGCCTTTGAATAATGAATGACGAACTTTACCACTATGGTATCAAAGGCATGAAGTGGGGAGTCCGTAGGTATGAGAATGAAGATGGGACTCTCACCGAAGCCGGCAAAAAGAGATACAGTACAAAAGAAAACTACGAAAGATCACGAGACAAGAAGAAAAAAGTTGGAAAGGCTTTGGGTTTAACCGCGGCTGCAGCGTTGGCTCTTTACGGAGGAAAAAAAGCATATAAGAAATTTGGAACTCCAAAAGATCTTCGTGATATTAAGAAGCAAAGACTTAAGGATCTTCGGAATCGATCTAAATTAACGATTGAAGATTTAAAAGACAAGATCGATCGTTTAGAAACGGAGAAAAGACTCAAAGACCTTACATATGAACAGGTAGCACCTGGAAGAAAAGCTGCTAAAGAAGCGCTTTCGAACGTTGCTAAAAAGACCGCTACTACTGCTCTTACTGGCGCCGCTTTATATGCTCTTAAAGCATATTTGAGCGGAAAGATTGATAAAAAAGAGCTCGCGAATGCCGTCTATAATGGCGGACCAAAAAAGAAATAGGAGGAAATGACAATGATTTATCAGAGACCTGATGAATTGTACCACTACGGTGTTAAAGGAATGAGATGGGGTGTCCGTAGATATCAGAATGAGGACGGCTCTCTCAAAACAGCAGGACAGCGACATAGAGCCGAAACCGAAGGCAGATCATATTCCGGTGGAGGATCGTCTGGAGGTAGTTCTAAAAAAGCCGATAGACGTAGAAAACTTAAGAGAGTACTTGGTGCAACTCTTGGTGCTGCCGCGGCTGCTGGATTGGCCTATGGAGGTTATAAACTGCATAAGAATGGTGGTGCTAGCTTTGTAAAGAATCGCCTTCGTGAGGCACAGGCTGGATACAAGAACAGCAAACTTGGCCGTAGAGTAGCCACTGAGAAGTTCAAAGCAGGCTATCTCGGAAAGAAGGGATACGCTAAAGATGTTCTTGGAAGAGCTAAGAAAGGTGCTGTAAACAAGGCTTACTGGTTGCAGGAGAAGGGTTCCCTGTATGGACAGAAGGCTAAAAGTGGTTTGAAATCAGCTCCATCCGCAGCAAGGAATCTAAAGAACAGAGCTAAGATTAAGTACAATCTTGGTATGGCTGATTATTATCTGAAAGGCGGGGCTAGAGGCCTTGCAAATAGAACGGGTAACAGGATAAAGAACGCTGCTGCAAAAGCTGGTAGTGGAGCTGTAAACAAAGCTTACTGGTTGCAGGAGAAGGGTTCTCTGTATGGACAGAAGGCAAAGAGCAGATTATCTAGCGCTGCTAGCAAATACAGATCAGCTAGAGATGAGCGCCGACTTGTCGGAAATAATCTCGGAAATGTAGCAAGAAAAGCTGGAACTTCGGCTGTAAACAAGGCTTACTGGCTGCAGGAGAAGGGATCTCTGTATGGACGGAAGGCTGTTGATGCGGCAAGAAGCGCGTACGACAGAAGAAAGCGTAGGAGACAGGCTAATAGAGCCACACTTTCCAGGTTCTAAAAGTAACAGAAAGGATTAACATTTCAAAATGGAAAAACTTTCGCTAATTTCCAGAGCTAAGAACGCCTGGAACGTTTTTTTAAATAGGGACCCGACGAAGTATAACTATGTGGATATCGGGTCATCTTATAGTTATCGTCCAGATCGTACCAGGTTCACCAGAGGAAGCGAGCGAACAATCGTTAATTCCATCTATAATCGAATTGCCATGGATGCAGCGGCAATTGACATCAAACATGTTCGGCTAGACGAAAACGAAAGATATATTGAGACTATCGATTCTGGTTTAAATAATTGCCTTTCTATGGAGGCAAATATTGATCAAACTGGTAGGGCTTTTGTTCAGGATATTGTCATGTCTATGCTTGACGAGGGTGCAGTAGCAATCGTACCTGTAGACACTATTGGTAATCCATATTCCGGATCTTATAACATAGAAACTATGAGAACCGGAAAGATTGTCCAGTGGTATCCGAAACACGTTCGTGTGAATCTGTACAATGATAGAACCGGTCAGAAGGAAGAAATTACGGTTTCCAAGAGTTCCGTTGGAATTATTGAAAACCCGTTGTATTCTGTAATGAACGAACCGAATTCTACGTTACAGAGGCTAATTCGAAAACTGAGCATTTTGGATACTATCGACGAACAGAGCGGTGCAGGTAAGCTGGATCTTATTATTCAGCTACCATATATTATCAAAACACCCGGTAGGAAAGCACAGGCAGAACAAAGACGACTGGACATTGAGAAACAATTGGCCGGATCTAAGTATGGGATTGCATACACCGATGGTACAGAAAAAGTAACACAGTTGAATCGTCCTGTAGAGAACAATCTTATGAAACAGATTGAGTTTTTAACGAGTATGCTATATAGCCAGTTAGGACTAACTCAGGAAATCATGAATGGCTCTGCTGATGATAAAACTATGCTTAACTACTATAACCGTACTATTGAGCCAATATTGTCTGCCATATCAGACGAGATGAAAAGGAAGTTCCTTACAAAAACAGCTCGTGCTCAGTTGCAGTCAATTAAATTCTTTAGAGATCCGTTCAAACTGACACCTGTATCAGATCTTGCGGAGATCGCCGATAAGATGACAAGAAATGAGATCATGACTTCTAATGAAGTGCGTCAGATTATTGGTATGAAACCGTCGGATAATCCTGAAGCAGATGAATTAAGAAACAAGAATCTAAACAAATCAAATGAACAAATTCAAAATGGTGATCAATACTATCCTGATGAATATGAAGATGAGGAAGAGGACGATTACTAATGAAAGGAGTCGCAATGAAAAGGAGACCTAAATGTGATTTTAGCGGCTGGGCTACACGCAACAATCTTAAGTGTGCTGACGGTCGTACAATCATTAAGGACGCTTTCAAAGAATGCGATGGTACAACGGTTCCGCTTGTATGGAACCATCAGCACAACGATCCTAGTTGTGTTCTTGGTCATGCCCTTCTCGAGAATCGGGACGAGGGTGTATATGCATATGGTTTTCTGAATGACACGGAAACCGCAGCCATTGCTAGGGCACTTTTACAGCATGGAGACATCAAACAGATGTCTATATATGCAAACCAGCTTACGCAGGATAGTCGAATGAATGTTATGCACGGCATTATTCGAGAAGTAAGTCTCGTCCATGCGAGCGCAAATCCTGGGGCTTGGATCGACACGGTTATCGCTCACAGCGATGATCATGATGAAGAAGCAGTTATTTATACTGGCGAGGAATTGGAACTCGTTCACTCGGCAGATTATCATGAAGAAGATGAAAAGGAGAATGAAGACATGGCAGATCAGGAAAGAACTATCGGCGAAATCATCGATGATATGACCGATGAGCAGCAGGAAGCAGTCGCAGCATTGCTCGCTTCTGTAACCGACGATGAAGACGAGTACGATGACGATGACTATGAAGACTACGACGATGACGACGAGTACGATGATGAGTACGACGATGAATACGAGGAGGAATACGCAGATATGAAGCACAACGTGTTCGACAACGACTATGAGGAGGGTGTTGATTATATCTCTCACTCTGAAATGCAGTCTGTTATTGACGACGCAAAGATGTTCGGATCCCTTAAGGAGAGCGCTCTGCAGCATGGAATCGAAAATATTGACATGCTGTTCCCGGAAGCAAAAAACCTTAACAATCCGCCGGATTGGATCAAGCGTGATACTGGATGGGTAAGCACTGTTATGAGCGGTGTTCATCATTCCGCATTCAGCCGGATCAAGTCTCAGTTTGCAGACATCACTGAAGACGATGCAAGAGCAAAGGGTTATATTAAGGGTAACCTTAAGAAGGAAGAGGTATTCAGCCTTCTGAAGCGTACAACCACCCCCACAACTGTATATAAGAAGCAGAAGCTCGATCGTGATGATGTGATCGATATT